AGCGGTTAGGGTCAATGACGAAACTATTGCTATTGTTCCTAACACTTTTAATCCTACTCTTGGTGGCGGTGAAGTAAATGTTAGATCGGCCTCAAGCGGTGGTAATAGTATTGATACTGTTCATACATCGAATGCTGAAACAAAAATATCTACATGGATGTTTGATGTTTATTCTACTCCAGATAATATTAAAAGTATCCAAACATGGCAAAGAAGTATTGGCGAAAATACAGTTGCAGCAATAGAAACTTTAGGTGAGGGTAGTTCGTTATCATTATCATTAACACAAGCTTCGTTAGTTAATGATCCAGAACTTAATTTATCTGCTGACGGCGTTATTTCACTTGAATTTAAAGGTGCGCAAACAATAGTTGGTTAAGGAATTTGATATGTCACATAAAGATGGTGTTATGCACTTTCAATTAAAAAAAGAAATAAAATATTCTAAAGGAGGTGATCTTGTATCTACTGCTGAGTTGGAATTTTATGAGTTTAATGCAGCGCATTCACGTCATTATATGAAATTAAAACAGTTTGTTGATAAGGCTATTTTCTCAGCACAAAAGCTTGCAGATGGTAGGGATAGCGAACCTAGTATAGTAGGTTCTAAAGTTGAGAAATTTCACGAAACAAGCGAAGAAAAACATAATGAAGAAGCTGACGGTTTAGCTGAATTGTTGAGTATATCAATGTCATTAAGTGATGATGATGACAAGATTTATAAATTTACAGAAGCTTTTAAAGCTATGCTATTCCATAGTAAGGCGCATTCACTTTGTAAAATTGACGGCGATATGCCTATAAATGAGAATCATTGGAATGAAATACACCCTGAAGATCAGATCAATATAGCTATGAAATACTGCGCTTTTTTTGGTATAGGCTTGCTTGGAAGCCTGAAAGAAGAATCCGAGACTGTATCAGAGCAGCATACGGAAGTGAAGGAGCTTTAACTTATTCTGAGGCTTGTAATCTCAGTATGTACGAGTTTTCCATTATAAGTGACGAATTATATCTCATTCAACAAAAAGCCAAGCGTGATGCTGAGCGTAAAAAATAGGAAATAAAATGGCTTTAAATGTTGAGTATATCTATAAAATAATTGATAAGTATAGTGAGCCTTTGAATCGTATTAAGAAGAATACTGATAAGGCTACTTTAGCTATGAAAAAGGCTGGTAAAACAGCGCGTCAATTAGGAACAAGATTAAAATCAATAGGTAAAACAGCAACATTATTTGTAACAGCTCCAATCTTAGGTATAGGAGCTGCAATGGTTAAAGCTGCCTCAGATGCAGAAGAAACAAGGTCTAAATACGCCACTATATTTAAAGATATAGGTGTCCAAGCTGAAAGTGTAGCTGATAAATTAGCCACTGGTTATGGTCTGTCTGGTACGGCTGCAAGGCAGTTAATGGGTGATACTGGCGATATGTTGACTGGTTTTGGTTTTGCGCAAAAAGAAGCATTGGACCTTTCCGTTAAGGTTAACGAATTGGCTGCTGATTTAGCATCATTCACTAACTTTTCTGGTGGTGCTGAAGGGGCTAGTAAAGCATTAACAAAAGCATTGTTAGGCGAGCGTGAGAGCGTAAAATCTTTAGGCATTGCTATCCTTGAAGAAGATGTTAAGAAAAAAGTAGCCTTAATGAGATCCCAAGGCATGAGATTTGCTACTATGCGCCAAGCTAAGGCATACGCTACATTGCAGATAGCTGTTGAACAATCTAAAAATGCAATAGGAGATTACGAGAGAACAAAAGCTAGTTTTGCGAATACTATGCGTAGAGTTCAAGCTAGATTACAAGATTTTAATGAAGAATTTGGGCGTGTATTATTGCCATATGCTTTAAAATTAGCTAACGCTATGGAGAAATTATTAACTAAATTTAAAAACTTTGACGATAGTACTAAGAAAATAATTGTAGTAGTTGCTTTATTGGTTGCAGTCATTGGTCCGTTATTATTTATGTTAGGGTTAATGTCTATAGGATTTAGTGCTGTTATTGCTAGTACAGGTACGTTATTTGCTATTTTGTCAGGAGTGGGTGCTTTGGCTTTTGGCGTGTGGTTAAGTGACATGGTGTTTGGTATTGATAGCTTTAGAGAATCTTTTAATAATTTAATAGCTGATATAAAGAAATCGACTGGTGTATTAGATGTTTTAAATAAATTTGCAGAGCGTTTAAACATTGGAGTTGTATCTATTTTTAGTGAAGAAAAAGCTACAAAGATGGCTGAAAAATCTTTAGGTGGTAGTGTAAATCAGAACCTAATTGATCGTATAGCTAAACTAAAAAAAGATGGAAAAACAGCAGAAGAAATAAGGTCTATTGTTGCTCCAATGCCTTCTAATTCAACTAAAGAAATAGCCAATAACGCAGCGAGAAAAAGTGAAAACAATATGAACGTCAATCTTGGTGGTAAAGCTACTATAGCTGTAGAGGGAGCTGGTACTCTTAAGGATAATAATATTGGCCTTAACGGTGGCGGAAACTTAGCAGGTGCGCATTAATGGATAATAGAACATCACAGCTAGTAGAGGCTTCTTTCCGTGGCGTTCCTTTTAGGGTTCGCAGTGAAACACTTACCGAAGGTGGTCGTAAGATTATATTACATGAATACGTTAATAGCTCTGAAAGATTTGTTGAAGATCAAGGGCAGATTCCACCAAAGTTTAGAGTAACGGCATTCGTTCATGGTACTAATTTCAAAGCACTTGCACAAAGATTAGAAACAGCACTTAATCAAGAGGGTTCTGGTAAATTGGTTTTACCTACTTTTGGTAATGTTACGGTTTACGCATTGCCTTATAGTAAAGATTCAAGTCAACAATCTGTTGGTGAAATAACTTTTGAATTAGAATTTGCAACGGGTCGCCCTGCCGCTGGTCCTATTGCTTCAGGTGTTGATATTCAAGAAGTATATAGCCTTGGTGATACGGCAAGAAAAACGATAGAAAATGTATTTGCTAATATATTTCAGATTCCTACAACTGTGGAAAACGCCTCTGTTGCTGAGTTTGATATATTAACAGCAGTTGATGGTGCGCTTGCTACATTTAAAGATTTAATGCCTAGTGAAAATTTAGAGAACTTAGAGATAAAAGTATCTCTTATTAACTCTACTATATCTACATTAACTAGGAATCCTATTGAACTTGCTGAAAATCTATTTGCTGGCAGTCCGCTTGATACTGGTATATGGCAAGAGAATAGCCTTGGATTAACTGGTGGTAATGGATTGAGTAATTTAATAGGATTTACTGAATTTGGATCACTAGGATCTTTACAATTAACAAATATAAATGGAGCTATTGTTGGTGAAAGTGGCTTACCATTATGGCCTGAAACAACTAACCAAAGAATATCAAGAAACATAAATAGATTAGCTATTGTTAATTCACAGCAATTAAATTCACTAGTTGGTGCTTATGAGGTTGCCGCGGCATCTGAATATCAAACACAAACTGAGATTAGCAATGTAAGACAAACTTTAGAAACTATCCATGATAGAATTATGCGAATTGAAACTGAAGATAAGAATATAATTCAATCTGACGATGGTATTCGTAAGGCTGTAGAGGATATTAGATTAGCATCATTAAATGTTTTAGAGCAAAAAGAGCAAGAGGCGTTTACATTAACAGATACAGAATTAAAAATAGCATCATCATCATTTGTGCAAGCATTTAGATTTTATGCAGAAGATTTCACTAGCGATATAGATTTATCTGATAGGGCTATATCATTAAGGAAATTAAACCCAGATTTACCAGCTATTGCTCTTAATAAAGATATAACTATATTTAGGACAACATGACTTTTGAAATTAGAGTTAATAATAAGAAGTTTACGCTTTGGGAGACTGCCGTTGTCCAACGTAGTATAGATATGAATACTGGTAAATTTAAATTCACCTCTACAAGCCATACCCCCGCAGATTATCCAGTTAAGTCAGGGGATAGCGTGCAGATTATAATAGATGGGGAATCCAAGATAACAGGATTCGTAGATGTTATTAGCTCAAGGGGGAGTAAAGAGGGCGGTGATGTAATCACCGTTATGGGGCGTGATAATGTAGCTGATATTATTGACAGTAGCGTGCCTGATGTGGTTAAGAATATTACGGCTCCTATAAGTATGGAGCGTTTTTGCGAGCAGGTTATCTTCTCTCTTGGTGCTTCTATAGGTGTAGACAATAATGTTTCTGGTCTTACTGACTTTGGAGAAGAGGTGGAAATAACTGCCGATAGCGGTCGCAAATGCATGGATTATTTAACCGATTTTGCCCGTAAAAAGCAGGTGTATTTAGTGACCGATGGTAATGGTAAATTAATTATATTTAGACCAAGCGATAAGAAATCATCTAGTAAAATAATACATGAGAAAGATGGCGTTCATAATAATGTAAAAAGCTATAGTTTGAATATTGACGATAGTGAGCGTTATAATTTTTATAGGGTTACTTCACAAGATAACTTTGGCTCTGATGATAGTGCCGATTACGCAAGCGATGGTGTTGACCGTAAAGGTAATTCTATTGATGAACAGATTAGAGATGCTAGATATCTTGAGGTTCAAGCTGAAGAAACTATGGATAATACAGAAACAATAGATAGGGCAGAAGAGCAGAATAATATACGCCGTGCTAGAGGTTGGGAGTATGTTGTTGAAGTGGTTGGTAGTAAACAATTAAATGGAGACGTTTGGGATTTTGGTTTATTAGTACCTATAAAAGATACGGTCGCTGGTGTTAATGGAATCTATCTAATAAGATCAGTTGAATATTCAGTTGATTTAAGTGGTGGTACAGTTACTACATTGACATTTGCACGCCCTGAGGCTTATACTGTTAGGGGTGAAATAACACAGCAAGATGCTAGAATTGCTCCAAATATGGGTCAATATCAATCAGCAACACCGCCAGCACAAAGCACAGGATTCAATAGGGGGAATATAATATTATGATTCAATATATAAAATCCCTCATTAAAATGGCTCGTATGGTTTCAAGTGATGATACGGGTAATTATAGAAGCGGTCAGTTTTTCTATCAAGGACAGACAAGCAAGGGGCAGATATTCACCCCTTACGGTTTTATTCATAACCCACCTGATAATTCGTTAGCTATATTGTTTTCTCAGAATGGACAAGATAGCAATACTATCGCTATTGTATCTGATCCAAAGAATAGGAAAAAGAATCTAGCTAAAGGTGAAGCAGGGGTAGAAAATCAGTTAACAAGTGCTTATATTTTATTTGATGAAGATGGTGACGTGGAAATTAACACACCAGTTCGAGATATAAACGTTACAGCGGCTCAAGATGTAAATGTCACTGCCACAAGAGATGTTGCTATAACGGCTGGTCGTGATGTAACAGTAAGTGCGGGGCGTAATGTAACTATAACCGCTGCTGATGATATAACAATTGCAGGTGATAATTTAACCTTTAATATAACAGGTAATAGTATTTTCAATATCGGTGGTACTACAATTACTATTAATAGTGGTGGGATAACTGTTTCTGGTGGTGACGTTATAGCGGACGGGGTTTCACTTAAAACACATGTGCATAGCGATGTACAAAGTGGTAGTTCTAATACAGGAGTTCCAGTGTAATGGTTCAAGACGTTATTTTAAAAAGAGATGATGATGGATTATTTGATCTAACTATTGTAGATCAAGATTTCGGGGCTGTGACAGGTTTTGAAACGGCTATGATGGTCAGTTTATTTACTGATAGCAGGGCTTCACCAGCAGACGTTTTAACACCAGAAAGGCGTAGGGGATGGGTTGGTGATATACTAACATCTAGTATAGGTCGTGCGTTAGGTTCTACTTTATGGATCTTTGAACAGGCTAGGATTACTCAAGAAATATTGAATCAGGTAGCTATAGCAGCTCAAGATTCCTTAAACTGGATGATTGAGGATGGAATAGCAAGAGATGTTAATGCTACGGTTGAAAAAAATGCTAAACGTGGTATAGTAGTTAATATTGAAATTGTAACTCTTGAAGGTAAAAATCAGCGTTACGCAGTGTTGTGGAGATCGACAAGCAATGTATAATAAGTTCCTATACACAGAATCTACAGTTGAAAAAAGTGGCAAGAAAAGAAGACATACTTTTGCTAAGTGTGTATGTGGTAAACAATTTAGCCGTAGAGTTTCTTTATATAAAGAAACATCAAAGTGTAATAGTTGTGTTGCTGGTGATAAAAAGAGAACACATGGACATGGTGGAAAAAGAACTCCAGAATATTATTCTTGGTCTTCAATGAAAACAAGATGTTATAACATTAATGATAATGCATATAATAATTATGGTGGCAGAGGTATCAAAGTTTGTGATAGATGGATGCTTTTTGAAAATTTTTTAGAAGATATGGGAAAAAGACCATCTGATTGTACGTTAGATAGAATTGATAATAACAAAGGATATAACCCAGAAAATTGTAAGTGGTCAACCAAGAAACAGCAAATGCAGAATCAAAGCAATACCTTGTTTTACATATATAAAGGAGAAAAAAGATCTCTAAAATATATAACTGAAGATTTAAATTTATCGCATGATGCTGTATATAAACGTATAAAAATTTCAGGGTGGGATATAGACAAAGCCATAAACACGCCTATTCGCAGGAGATCGACAAGTGCCTCTAATATATGAATCTTTTGAAACTTTATCTGAACAAGCAATTGCAGAATTAAGAAGGCAAGTACCTGATATTGACCCTACTATATTTGGTAGTTTTGCGAATCCTTATCTAATAAGTTGCGCCGCTTTGGCGTGGTCAATTACACTTACAATTCGCGATTTAGAAAAACAATTATTTCCTCAAACAGCGGAAGGTGAATTTCTTGATCGTTGGGGTGCTTATGAGAATTTAGAAAGAAAAGCTCCGTCAGTTTCTTTTGGCGATATAAGTATTGGCGGAACTGTTAGTACTATAATTCCAGTTAATACTATTTTAAATGGTGCGAATGGAATATCCTATATAGCAACGGCGGTTAGTACGGTTCAAACGATAGGACAATCTATTACGTCATTAACTCGGGTAGGTAGTACTGTGACAGCTACAACTAGTGGTGACCACACTCTAGCTTCTGGTTTAGATGTTCTTATAGCTGGCGTTACAGAAACAGATTATAATGGTACATTCTCAATTACGGTTACAGCTAGAAATCAATTTACCTATACGATTGATGCAACGCCTACAACACCTGCAACTGGTACAATCACACTATCTAGTGATTACGCCATTGTTAATTTACAATCACAGAGTACTGGACAGGTAGTTAATTTAGACAGCGGGGCTGTTCTTACGCTTGCTGTTTCTATCTCTAATATTGATAATACAGGATTTGCACAATTTGATGGTATTTCTGGCGGTGCAGATATTGAAACAGATGATGAATATAGGGTTAGAATTATATTGTCTAGGTCAATACTTGAGGGTGTATTTACTTCAGATCAGGTTAAGTTAGCCGCTCTTGGCATTTCTGGTAATACTAGGGCTTTTGTTGTTAATCCTTCAGCTTCGGCTTGTTCTACACCTATCGCTGGTTTTGTTCCTAGCGCAGGTGAGGTAGCTATTTATATTCTAAGAGATAATGATGCTAATATTATTCCTACACAAACCGTCTTGGATGCCACTAAGCAAGCTATAATAGATAATGGCAGGTTGCCTGCACAAACTTATGAGGGTGATGTTTATGTTTTTGCTCCAAATACAGTTGCAGTCGATTTTGATTTTACGGCATTGTCACCAGATACAGAAACAATGAGGACGGCTGTTCAAAACCAATTGCAAGCATTTTTTGAAGACAGTATAGACTTTGAAGAAGATGTTTTGGAGGCTGCTTATTTAGGATCAATTCAGAATACACAAGATTTGTTGACTGGTGATTTTATTAATTCTTTTGCGCTATCTACACCTAGTGGAAATGTTA